AAATAAAAAAAAGGGTTAAGGCGGAACCGCCAAAACCCTAAACTTTTTAACTAAAACTTATTTTACTAAATCATTTTTCAATAATCCACTTTCCATTACTAAATCAAAAAAATCTCTTGCATATTCATCAAAAATATAACTTTGTGTTACATCTTTTATGTTATTAATATTTATAAAGATTTTCTTTTCAAAATGTTTAGTAATAATAAATAGTTTTTTATAAATACCAGTACATTTCATTTCAAATCTGTATGAAGTATCTGGATACTTTATACTATCAAAAGTAAGTTCATCATAATCACTAAATGTATTATTAAATACTAAATAAATATTCTCTGCTCTTTTTACTTCTTCTGGCCAAAACTTAACATCATATAAATCAACTTTGTTTCTCATACTTTTCTCCTTTATATTATACTTTACAAGTTCTAAAAAACTCTAAAAAAGCCTCTATTTTCAATCCAAATCCCCTAAACCCCAAAGGGATTAAGGGAATGGATTAAAACCTCGCTATGGCCCGATTTAAGCGGTTAGCGGGCAGAAAAAAAGTTGGATTTTAAGCCGTTGCGGCAGGAAATCCATTCTTCTTCTGGTAGAAGGAAATCAAATCCTCAAGACGTCTGTTGTTGTAGATAAATATTCCAATATCATTGAAGGGAAGTTTTTCATTCTTTCTAATAAAACCATCAGTATCTTCGAAGCAAGAAACAAGGTAATCGCCAAGAACCCCTAAAAGGGAAAGAGGCGTAATCTTCTGTCCTTCTGACGAATAAAGGTCCATTTTAAGAAACTGGCTGACTAATGATTTCTTATCTAAACTATCTATTACATTCCTGACAGAAGAATGGACCGTTCCGGTCGTTTCCTTATAATCAGCATAGTACATTTCTTTTGATAGTTGGCTATCTTCATTATTAAAATCATCCAACAACTTATTTTTAATATTTTCTACTTCTTCAGAAGTAGTATTATTAATAGTCTTATTATACACGGACTTTGATTCCCTTACCGGAGGGAACGAAAGTCCTTCCGGTGATTTTACTACTTTCTCAGTAGTAGTGTTATTATTAGTATTATAGTTAATGTTATTATACTCGCTATTTCTTTCCTCAGCCAAAGGAAAAACTTTCTCTCCAGACGGAAAAATATTCCGCCCGGTTGAAGTATCATTATTTTCATTTTCTTCTTCAATCTGAGCCTGTATTTCTGCTTCTATTTCAATATTTTTGCAATATTCAGCAAGAGCAGAGTTTAAACCACTAAAATCATAGGTAAAACCAAGAGTAATAATAGTTCCATCATTTTTTCTACTAATCATTTGATTAAAAGTAAGATAGTTCTTATTTGCTAAACTATTTCTTATTTTACAAATAGTTTTATCACAAGCATTCATTACTTTTTCATTTTTAACAATATAATCAGCCCTATTTCTTGATACTTTAAGAATAAACAATAACTCTTGGTCTGTAATACCAAGTTCATTTTGATAATCTATAAGAGCATTTGGTATTTGAGTAAATCCAAAATCTAATAAGTAGTTTCCCCAACGGGTTTGTTTTGTCTGCTTTTTCATTTTATATTTCCTCCATATTATTAACAAAAGCAAAATAAGTGAAACTGTAATCATTAATATACTTTACTAATATTCCGCAATCTACAAGTTTTTGAAATCTACGAGCAATATTATTTCTATTTGTTATTCCAATGATAGGTAAATCATCAATAACTTTTTGATAAGAAACTAAGTGGTATTCTTTTCCTTCAAAAATAGCACTTTCTATAGCACAATCTACAAACCACCTAAGAATAACAGCATCAGTAGAATCTAATCCAAGTTCTACTAATCTTTTCTGATTAAAACCTTCAACAGTGTATCTCATTTTATTCTCCTTTATAAAAAAAGCCCATTTCCTATTGGGTAGTGCTCCAATAAGAAACAGGCATAAACAACTTATTCAAGAGTTGTTTTAATGAATGGCACTACTCATTGATTAAAGCAACTTTTTCATATCAATATTATACTTTACATCTTCTCAAAAATCGTTATATTATATATATGAGTTAGATATTTTAGAGATTTAGAAATAAAAATGAGTATTTTTTTACTCCTGTAAAGTATAATATATCAGGAGAAAACAAAATGAGTACAGTGAAGATTTATAAGGACAAGGATGGAAACGAACACAGGGCAACAGTATATGGTAATCTTAATGGTTATATCAGGATTGTAGTTCTTGATACAGGAGAGTTTGAATATGAGCACAGATATGTTTGGGAACTCGCCAATGGGCAAATCCCCAAAGGATGCCATATTCATCATATTGATGGAAACAAAGCAAATAATAACATTAGTAATCTTGAGTGCATTCTTGGAACAGAACATAATAGAATGACACTTATGGCACTTACAAAGGAAGAGAGAGTAAGAAGAGCAAAGAAAGGAAATCTTACCAGAATGCAGCACGGAAATGGAACCTTTGAACACACAATAGAAGTATTTAATGTTGAACTTAATAAGAAGTTTCCAAGTGCAGTAGATGCTGCCCAGTTTGTAGGTGGAAAGAAACAGCACATTCTTAATGCTTTAATGGGTAGATGTAGAACGGCTTATGGATATCACTGGATTTATGCTAACGAAATGGAGGATAAGTAAATGAAAGACTTTGCAGATTTTTGTGAGAACGTAAATAAGAAGTATAGTGGACAGAGTGCCTGCGAACTTGAAACAGAAGTAGTAAAAAAGATTTTGAAAGTTATGGCAGAACAAAATCTTGATATGAAGACAGCAGAAACGATAGTAGTTAAAGCGTATGAAGATATCTAATAAGATAGCCAGTAGAAATACTGGCTTTTTTCATAAGGAGAAAATATATGAAAGAAATAATACAAGAATCGATAATGTTCAGAAGTTCTATTACTAAAATATTATATGCTGATTATCATTTTAATAATCTTTTTGATGAAATATATTTTAATAGTAAACACGATTTTTTAAATGATGTAAAGTATAATATAGAGGAGAAAAAATAAATGAATATTCTTAGTTGTTTTGCTATTCTAAGTTGTATTATTGGATTGTATACAGGAGTTAGTATTCTATTATCTAAGGATTGTGATAAAAGCGAAAAAACATTTGGTGCCTTGGCTTTGGTTTGGTCTGTTTTTACTATTTTTATGAATATTGCTGCTATGAAAGTTTTCATTGTTCCAACATTGATATTTAGTGCTTTATCTATTATTTATTTTATGCTAACAGCAGTAGTATTAACTTTTTGCATTATTATCTGGAGGAAAGAATGAGTGATGAACAAAATATTATTGAATCTTTAAAGTATGATTTACTTAAAGAACAAAATAATAACAGAGTTCTACAGAATACTATTGATGATTTGATTAGAATGGCAGTTATTAATGCAAGTGAAAACAAGGATTCACTAACAGAAGAGGAAATACAGTACCAGATAGATGAGTATAAGAAAACATTTAGATGATTTTTTAAACACTTATTTAAAAGGATAGATTAAGTTCTATCCTTTTTTTTGTATCTTTTTACTTATATAATGTATATATATACGAAAAGATAAATATGAGGGGAATAAATGAAAGACGCTGAATGTGTAGAACTCCAAGATATATATATAACAACAAGGTCAGACAGAGATTTAAAGAAGTTCTATGATGGTTGTATGGAGATTGGTTATGTTGTTTTCAGTGGATTAAAAAGAAAGAATCATCATATTTCTGAACTCGCAGACACCATCGTGACAGAGAGCGTAAATGACTATATTATGCGTTATGTTAATAATCCAGAATACAGAAAGGATTATATAACATCAAATCTATTTTATGTCATTCTTAATAAACTATATAATGATAAGTTGAAGATTTCAAATACTTGGTATTACAAACATATCAAACAGATGGAAGAAGAAGACTTCAATCAAATAGAATATAAAAAGAAGGATGAAAAGGAAAATACTACATTTGTAATACAGGATATTCTTAAAGAACATCCACGAGGTGGCAATATATTAATAGCAGTATCTAAAGCCCGCTCGTATAGAGAGTTTATAAAGAATGTAGAAACAATAGTAGGAAAAGATATCGCCGGACGGCGCTGGATTTATGACCACGCTGTAAGGTTATATTCTTTGTATAAATATACGAGGGTTCCAAATGAAAGAAGTAATATCAATAAAGGTTGATGCTGAACTTAAGGAATGGCTAACAGAACACGCTAACCAGATAGGAAGTTCAAAGAGTGAGATAGCAGAACTTATGCTTATTTATTACAGAAACAAGATTGAAGGAATAGAACAAGAGGAGATTTTTTAATGAGTTTAAAAGAAGATATTCTTAAGGAAATGGATGACTGGAAACTTTATGATGAACAATACACCAGATTGCTTGTGCCGTTCGGCGTAAACAAGGGTGTGTTCTCAGAAACAGAAGCAGTTGAACTAAAGGAAAAACTTGATGATTTCTATGGTAATAAGGAAGACCCTGAATATAAGAAGAGAAGGGGTAAGATGCTTCTTGAGATTTTTAAGGAAGTAGGACTTTCAGGTAGTAGAATATTAACTACAATGATTGACCTTTTCCCAGATAGATATATTGGTAATCCAGAAGATTGTATTATGGTTTCTGTTGATGATTATATCCAGAGAAAGTTCAGTATGGAACCAGTTATGTATTATCAAATAATGGATGACCTTGTTGAACAGGGATTTATTACAAAAGTAATGAATAAGAAGTTGAAGAAGATGACATACAAACTTGAGTTTGACAAAATCAATGAAGTTGCAATGAGGGAGAGCAAGGATTAATGAATGAACGTTCATTCATTTATTCAAGGTTTTTAGAAGAGGTATAAAAATGGCTGAAAAAAAGATGAATAATCCGAATAGTTTAAAAAATCTTTCAAAACCGGGAATGACTAATAATCCTGCTGGTAAGCCCAAGGGCGCAATCAGCAGTTATAAATCATTCGCACAACAGATGTTTGCTGAAATGCTTGAGAAGGATATCAAGAAGAAAGGAAATACTAAACAAACTCAACCTTTCATAGAAGCGTATCTTGAGAGTTTTATGAAATCTGCTATTGATGGAGGATGGGCTTCAAAGTTTATGGCAGAAAGTTTGTTTGGTGATAATGTTCTTGAGCAGATTGATAAGCAACTTAATAAATCACGTAAGGAAGACCTTGATTTTCTTTCCTATCGGATTTTTAAAGATTGTCATAACATTCAGCAGAAGATTCTACTTGATAGAAATAAGTTTGCATTCCTTATGGCAGGAAGACGTGCTGGAAAGAGTGAAGCAGACGCAAGAAAGGCCTGTGACGTGGCCGTCAGTAAGCCAAATGCGCTTATTCTATTTATAGGATTGACATTTACTCGTTCTTTGGATGTATTTTATAAACCAATGTGTGATTTGTTTGATAATCTTTCTATTGGATTTAAGACAGATAGAACAGAAGGTAAAATAATACTTGATAATGGAAGTGAAGTTTATTTCAAAGGAAACTCAACAGTTCTTGAACGTGATAAGATAAGAGGTTCTAAATGGGATTTGGTTATCATTGATGAAGTTCAGAGCCAACCTGCTTTGCCTTACTTAATAAACGATATTATCGAACCAACTCTTGTAGATAGAAAAGGACAGTGTATTCTTTCAGGAACTGGACCAAGGGTAAGAGGAACATATTGGGAAGAACTTTGGAGTAATGCTGAACGCTATAAAGCAAGTAGATACAACTGGAATATCAGTGATAATCCATTTATTCCAGATTATGAAAAGGTTCTTGAGAATATTAGAACAGAAAAGAATATGACTGAAACAAACCCTCTTTATCTTAGAGAGTGGCTTGGAAAGATTTCTTATGATGATGATGCTCTTGTTTATAGGTTGAATGAAGAAAACTATTATGATGATGCTTATATCGACAACTGGATTAAATCACAACCGATTACCGACGTTCGCCTGACGGCAGGACTCGACTACGGATTTGTTGATAGTGATGCTTTTGTTATTATAATGTTTTCAACTTCAAGAAAGGAACGTTTTATTGTATATGATTATAAAGCAAATAGAACTGGTGTTATTCAACTTGCAGAAGAGATGAAAAAAGGAATAGATTTTGTTCACAATAAATACAATATTGTCAATAAAGATTTTTATATCTATTGTGATACTGCTGGTGGAACTGAGAAGATAACTTATGATCTTTATAATACATACAATCTGCCAGTCCTTAATGCCTATAAGGCAGACAAGGATATGGCAGTAGAAATGCTGCAGGATGAAGTAAGACAGAGAACTTTTAAAGTAAGGAAAGGAAGCACTTTTGATGATGAAGCATTAAAGACAATCTTCAAAAGAAATGATAAAGACGAACTTACTCGTATTGTTGATGATGATACTTTCCACCCTGACCTTCTTGATGCTGTTCTTTATTCACTTAGGGAAATATGGATAAACTATCAGAAATAGAGCATCAAACTGACAATATATAAAGGAGAACAATATGTTTGAAAAGTTTAAACTAATGAGAATGTCTTATAATAAGGCAAGAAAGGAACTTCAAGAAGAGATTGAACGTCAGCGTCAAATGGACGAACTCGTTAAATCTCCATTGAAGTATGACCTTATTCGTGATTTAATAAACAAAGCACAGGCTGATACTGTAATGACTGTTAATCTTCCTGATGGAACTAAACTTGTGTTTGAAAAGAAAGATTTGTATAATAACATTCGTAAGAACTACGACGGGAGTTTCTAATGAAACGTGATTTAACTTATATACTTAGAGATATTGGTTCAATGGAACAATATCTACTTAAAAGAGAAATAAAGTATAGGAGAAACTTTAATCGTTTCTATAACAATGGACCACGCAACGAAGACCTTTGGAATAACTATGGTAATATTCTTTCTTATTATAATACATATGATGAGGAAGTTGGTATTATTCCTTATATGAATATTCTTCGTTCCGCTGTTGATACTACTGTTTCAAAACTTAGTCAAAACAAGACAAGATTGAAACTTAATCCAGTAAATGGAACATTTAATACAACCAAGATTGTAAGAAATGCTCAGGTTTATTTCGATCAGATTTATGACAAGGAAAAGATTCACGATAAAGCCGTTGCGGCAATAGCCGATGCACTTATTTTTGATCTTGGTGTTGTTTGGATTAATCATACTGATAAGTCAGTAAGAAGGATTGCTCCTTGGGAGTTCTTCTTTGATGCTGCCGAGATGAATAATGGAAAACTTACTCGTTGTATGGTTATGAAGAAAACATATCCTCTTACAGCACTTGAGGATTATATCAAGACAGGAAGTGAATATGAAGCACTTCTTCTTTCAAATCCACAAGCAAATGTTGTATATAGGATTTATTATGATTTGAAGAACAAGAAAGTCTATCGTTTTATCAATCAGGAAAATGTTTCTATTGAAAAGATTGATTTTGATGTTCCTCCTTTTATCTGGATTTATTACAAAGAGCCACTTAAGGGAGCATTTGGTGATAGTATGATTGATATTATTTATCGTATTCAGAAGATGATAGATGATATTACATTCAAGATTACCACAGCAGTAGAACTTTCACCTGCAAATACAACTTATGTTCCAATGGGAAGTGATTTAAAGGCTTCTAATGTTGCTGCATCCAAGACAGGAGATGTGTTTGAATACAAGGTTTCACCCCAATCGGGAGCAAACCCAGTCATTATTGCCACGCCACCTGCCATTGACCAGCAGTATATTCAGTTGCTTGAGATGTTTGAACAGAAGGCCTATAACCTTGTAGGTGTAAGCCAGTTATCTGCTCAAGCAAAGAAACCATCAGGACTTAACTCAGGTGTAGCACTTGATACTCTTGAAGATGTAGAAAGTGAAAGACATAATGTTCTTGTCAACAACTTCATCCATTTTCAGGAAGATATTGGTTCCCGTTTTATTGATATTATGCCAGAGGATGATGAAATCCTTCCAAAGAATATTGGCAGACCAAATATCAAGTGGGGCGATATAAAGAAGAATCGTGATTTGTTTATTATTCAGGCATCTGCTGCTTCTGTTCTTTCCAAGGACCCAAAGGTTAAGATGGAACAGGTTGAGAAACTTGTACAAATGGGAGTTATTACAGCAGACTTTGTTCCTTCAATGCTTGAGATGCCAGACCTTGAGAAAGCCTATTCAATAGTTACTGCTGCTTATGATTTTAATGAGCATATTATTGAGAGAGCCATTGATGAAGGTCCAGATGAGAATGGTGAATATTCTTTCTATGAAGTTACTGATATGAATAAACTTTATAGTCAGATACTTACAACCATTCTTCGTCTTGATAGCAATGATGAGGATGTTGAAGTTATTCAGGGACTTGTAAACTTTGCTAAGCAGGTTAAGGATAAGATGGATGCTATTCAGGCTTCCTTCCAACAGCCAGCACCAGTTCAGCAAGAGCAGGTTCCACCAGAGGCAATGGGCGGTGCCGCCGTTCCGCCACAAGTGATGTAAATAAGGGCTAACCCCCCTGTTTGAACTGACAATATATATAGGAGAACATTATGGAATATAATATTGATGGTCTTAGTGAGAACGAAAAGCAGGAACTTCTTTCTCTTCTTACAAAGATTGGTGCTTATGGTGAAGAGCCAGTTGAAGAGCACTGCGATGTAGAAGAGGATATTGAAATGCTTGAACCTATTAAGAAAGTAATCCAGCAGATGCTTGATAAGATTGCTGCTATGGATGATGAGATTGATGCACTTTCCAAACTTGTTAATGAGGAAATCATTGGTGGAGTTACCAAACTCTATAATGAGAAGTCAAGAATGGAAGGTATTTCTGGTCTTAGTTCAAAGTATGCAGACAAGTTTGGTCCTTACAGTGATTTCTATAAGGAACTTTCTGGCAAGGACATTTTTGATGCCCTTTATGATGAGATTGATGAGAGAAAGAAAGCCACTCCTGATTGGGATGATGAGCACGAACTTTCAACAATCGAGGAACTTACTGGTGAACTTAAGAATAGGTTAGAAAAGTTCAAGAGTATTCCGGGCGTAGTTTCTGTCGAGGCTACGGTTAATAAGATGGAAAAGCCAGAGGAAGAAAAAGCCCCTGAACTTAATCCAGAAGATGAAAAAAAGAAAGCCTATCTTGAAAAACTTCGCAGAATGAAGAATGATAGTAGGCAGACGTATTAATAGGCAATAGGAGGATAACATAATGGCTGTTGCTGCAAGTGGTATTATAGAGATTTTCAAGGAATGGTATACAGATAAGAAGATGGAGCAGTTGCTCTTTAGGGCATCTCCAGTTCTTCGTGAAATAGTTAAGACGAGAGTTGGTGGTAAGACCTACAACTTCGCTGCTAACTATTCTGGTGGTGGCGCTGCTGCTGGTGATGCTACTGTCGCCGCAACAAACGCTTCTTCTTCAATGGGTAAGTCAGTACAGTTTGCTGTTACCCCCGGTACAATGTTCTCTACCTTCACGGTAGGTTCTCAGGAAATGTACGCTTCCGAAAACATTCGTGGAGCATTTACTCCTGTTCCAGTAGTTAAGATGTTTGATGCAACTGCTGCTTTCCGCAGACTTTTTGCAACTGCTCTTTATGGTATGGGATTTGGTGAAGTTGGACAGGTTGGAGCCAATGCTGGACTTATTACTCAGGGCGCTTCCAATACTATCGACTTTGTTGATCCTTCTCTCGTTATTAAACTCGACCTTGGTGTCGTATTCTTCGTAACCAACGGTGCTCTTCCTTCTTCAAACGCTCGTTCTCTTCTTTGCACAGTAACAGCCATCAACGGAACCTCCGTTACGTTCACGGCTTCTGCTGGTTCAAATGAGACTTGGGCTGCTACTGACTGGGTAGAGATTAATGGTTGTCGTTCTAGTTCAACTCCACTTCTCCCACAGGGACTTGGTGCTTGGCTTCCAACGATCGCTGACCGCACTGGTGGAACTTGGACTACTTACATTGGAACTTCTTTCAATGGTGTAGATCGCTCTGTTTATCCTGATCGTCTCGCTGGTAACTATATTAAGAGAGATAAGTCAGGTTCTGAGAAGTATAGTGACTGCGTAGTTCGTGCTATTAACGCCGTTCGTCAGGCTGGTGGAAATCCTACTTGGCTCGTTATTAATAACAACGACTATCTTACTGTAGTTAAGGAACTCAACGCTGCTACTACTTATTTCCAGTCAACTGACGTTGGTAAGGCAAAGACAAAGAACAACGAGTTCGTTCGTGGTCTTACTGATATTAAGTATGCCTTTAGCACTTCTTGGGTTGATAAGGTTTATGATGACCCATTCTGCCCAAAGAACTTTGCTTACATCATTGATGAGGAAACGATTGAGTTCGCTTGTCTCAACAATGCTGATAGCATCGTTCGTGATGGCATTATGGCTAACGATCCCGGTTCACAGCCAGTTGACGGCGTTGCCTCTCCTGACCTTAAGAACTTCGGTTTCATTATCGATGATTATATCACTGTTCAGCCCGGTTCTCTTACTGCTGGTGGACCTGCCACACAGGTTATCCTTCAGATTTACGGAAACTTCGCTCTCCGTGCTCCGGGACACAACTGCGCAATCTGGTTTAATCCCTAATCTGTAAAAAACTTTTCTCCTCGGGGAGTGCCGTTCTGGTGCTCCCCATTTTTTTTATCTGAGTAATACTTTTGATTTAACTATCAATATATAATAGAGGAATAAATAAATGTATGCAAGCGAAATAGTAAAAAGAGCCCGTAGTTTGGCCGATATTCCGAACTCACAATACATCAATCGTGAGGATGAGATTAACTCTCTTTGGGAGAGTTATAAAGACATTTATGCAACTATACTTGATAGCAGCGATGATTATTACTTGAAAAGAGTTGATATAGATACTTCAACGGCTACAAAACTTTCTGAAGGTGAATGGGAACTCACCATTCCTGCTGATGTTTATCGCATCAGATTTGTAGATTATAATCTAAATGGCAGATGGTTCAATATGAACAAGTTTAATATTGATGCACGTAATGATACCAATGCTATAATGAGATATCGTTGGAGAGGAAGTAAGTTATGGATTAATGGTGGCTCAATAACAGGTCTACCACAGAGCATTAGATTGGAATATTATGTTCCTCCTATTAAGCCTTCTGTCCCTGAGACCGACATACAGTATGCTACTTCATATCCAGAATATCAAAAGCCACTTATTTCCTCTCCTTTTTATATTAATGTTGATGATAGTAATGACCAGACAGTAGATTATCTATTCTATATCTATAATGGAGTTAATATCAAAGTTGAAAGTTATGCTTTAAACACTACAACTACACTTTATACAAGTACTGGACTTAGTAATCTCTATTATAATGCTGGTTATATTTATTATCTTAAAGGCGGAGACATTTATCGTGCAATAACAGATTATGCTTCAACTTTAGCACCAACTATGATTACTGCAAGAGCAGATATTGTTCGTTTTAGTATTTCTAACAACACTTTGATTTATTCAAATGGAACTAATACGTATGTTTCAGCACTTGATGGAACAGCAGAAACTTCTTTATTTGCATATGATACCAAGGATGTATATTATATTAGTGGAGTTCCAACTTATATTAAGGTAAGTGATGGTCTTATTTATTCAAATACAACTTCACTTGCTATTTCTGCTACTAATATAGCAACAGATGGAACTATTCTTTATTATCTCGATACACTTGGTTTTATTCATAGTTTAGATGGAACAGTTGATACTATTATTTACGAAGACGCCATTTCCCTATCGGGAGAATGCGATAATCGTTTGCCTATTATAGCAGAAAACTATAATGTTTATGCCATTTCTATCTTTGAAGATACTTCATTTGATTATCCTATCAATGAAACAAATGAAATAATGGCATATCAGTCTGCTATTGACTATAAGAGAAAAGCAAATGGTGATACAACTCTTCTTGAGCAGCGTCTTGCTTTCCTTCGTGATAGATTTTTGACGGTCCTTCGTCGTGACGACAATAGACCAGAACGCAGAATAAGTGAAACTCGTAATAACTATTTTTATTAAGGAGAAAAAATGTCAAGTATTGAACTTAATATCAGAAATAGTATTAATACAGATACTATTAATGAAGATTTCAAAAGATTTGATGATACAACTGCCCCTCTTATAGAGAATACTGGCATTGAACGCAATGGTGGTATCACTAATATCTATGAAAAGGAAACTTCATACACAGAAGTTGGCGAATACGCCATAACTGATGACAATAAAACAATCTCAATAGTAGATAGTTCAACAAGCAACTATAAAATCGTTAAGATTGACGGAAAGCCGATTGGCCAAGTGTCATCTTATGGTATTGAACATAAAAATATCATAAACGGATATGATGATGTCTTTATTGATAGCAATAGTTATGTTACTTGCTCTATTGTTGATAATATTATCACAGTAAAAGAGTTTGATTATTTAGATACTCTCCTTAATAGCAGAGATATTACCTTTGTTAATCTCAGTAGTGTAACGAGTTATTTCACTTCTCTATCATTTGTCCGCTATAATGGAATGAAATATGCTGATAGTATGGAGTTTGCTCTTAGATTAGGTGAGCAAATAGTCATTCTTCAGGAAAGTAATACTTCTATTGCCATAAATAAAGCACTTCAGACAACTTCTGCTCTTGGAAGTGTGAGTATTAATACAAGTTTTGTGTATAATAATACACTTGTAATCGCTGGTGGTTCTGGTAGAGTAGCATCTTTTGATGGAACTAACTGGAAAAACTATGATGGAACTGGTACTGGAACTGGTATTTACAATAATGGTGATGCTACAACTGGAGTAATAGGAAGTAATACCATATTTAAAGGACTTGTTTATACTTCTGGTGGAGTTAGTTATGCTGTTTTTGGTGGAGCAGGTGGAAGAATAGGTTCTTATGACGGTGCTGGCTGGAATAAATGGGATAGCGGCGCCGCAGTTTCCAATAACTCAACAGTAATATCAACAGATGATGTTTCTGCAATGTATTATTGGAACTTTGCCAATGTTTCTCACCTTATTGTTGGTGGAACTCTTGGAAAACTCGGTGAATGGAATGGAACTGCTTGGAATCTCTATAGTGGTTCAACTGGAATATATAATAATGCTACTCTTATTGGAGCAGTTCAAATAAATGCTATAACAGTTTATACTGATTTTGAGGGATATCCTACTATTCTTGTAGCAGGAGCATCTGGAAGAGTTGGAAGTTTCAAATATAAAGTAAGTGGTGCAACTAATGCATTTACAACAACTACTGCTCCCGGAGGATATGGTTGGTCTTCAGTTGCTTATGGCAATGGAATATTTGTAGCAGTTGCTGCAACTACTTCTACTACAGCAGGAATAGCAACATCGCCAGACGGCGTAACTTGGACATTTAGAACAACTGCTGCACCGGGTG